TCCTTTGCCGTCATATATTTTAAAGTAATCTTTCCACTAGCTAATGGATGATTTTCTGGATAACATAATCCTTGTGATGGTAAATCGATAACCTCCGTTGGAAAATCGTAATTTTGTTCTGCCATAATAACTTATTGTTTGTTTGTATATAAGTATATATATTTCAGATTTTTGAAAAATTACAATTAAGCCGTTTCAATCATAGAAACGGGAACATTGTAAGAACCAAACCCACCGATTACTTTCAAATTGGCCTTTGTTCGGTTGATTTTGGTAATCTCCAACTCTCTACCCATTAACTTAGGGTGATTTACTTTTACTTTCATACCAACATATAATGCTACTTTCTTTTGAAGTGATTCGATAGTACGCTTTTGTTTTATTAACTCAACAACAATTTGATTGATGTTACGCAATTCTGATACTGATAGGTTTGATAATTCTGAATAAGTCATAATTTTATATTTTAAAGTTTAAAAATTTTAATATTAAAGATACATTTTAGCTTCTTCAGCCCAATCTTCATTCACTAAATACCAATATTTAGTATTCAAATCGATGATATCATAACCACTATCATTTGTGTTAATGGTAACAAAACCTTTTTTAACTAAAGAACCTAATGCTCCTCTAATTGTTTTAGTAGAAATACCAGTACATTCACTAATATCATTTACATCCACATCGGAGAAACCCGGTTCAGCATATAAACAATCGATAAAGGTTGAAAGAGTTTTTAACTCTAATTCTGTCAAATTTAATTCATTAATATTCATATCTCTTATCATTTATTACATAGTAAAGGTAATAAAAAGATTTGGATTTTCCAAGCATTTTAACAAATATTTTTAAAATTTTTTTATTGAAAATCAATGATTTATGGCAAAAAAAAAGGGATACCATTTCTGATATCCCCTTTTGTATATATTGAGAGTAATTAGAATTCTAAAACTGCATAATCATAAGTTAAAGTAACTGAGATTTGTGCCGGATCAGTTGCATTAGACCAATCTAAATCACCGAAGTTAGCTTGAGAGATAAATGCACCTTTCAATTTCCATTGTTCAATTTTATCACCCACTGGCCCTAACATATAGAAATCCACATCTTTCTTATAGAATTCTGCATATCCATCTCTACCTGTTAATGATTCGTGTGATGTTCTAATCCACTCCATAACCGCCTGTGCTCCAGATGGAACAATTGGGTCGTAAAGAGTGATTTCTAAATCTTGCCAATCACCTTTACCTTTTAACTTTCTCTTTATGTTAATGTGGTCTAATACTACCGTCTCGAACTGAATCGTTGGTCTGTTACCCGCTTTTACTAAGTAAGAAGGGATTCCATCAACTTCGAAGATGAAACGATTTTTCATCTTTGGTTCGAAATTGGTATAGAACATTTCGTTAAATTCTAATACTTCTGCCATGTTATGTTATTCTTTTAATATAAATATTACTCTTTCAAAATTATACACTAAATGATGCCCCTGTTGGTAAGATATTGAAATCAATTGTGATGAATTCAGCAGTCTTAGCAGGTTGTAAGAAGATAGCTCCAGCTAAAATGTTTCTATCAATTACATCCGGTGTATTATTTGTTTCATCCATAACCACTCTGAACGCATATAAACCCTGTCTTTGTTGAACACTCTCTAAATAAGGATTTACTGTGTTTAAGAATTTACTTCTAGTTGTTGCAGTATTTTGTTCGAATACTAAGAATCTTGATGTAGATGCTACGAACTTCTTCAAGTTGATTAACAATCTTCTTACATTGATTCTATCTAATGCAGATGCTTTATCTTGTAAAGTTTTCTGTCCGAATGCACTAATACCTTGTCCAGGGAATGTTGCAATTGGATTTACTTTTCCTTCGTATAAAGTATCTCTTTCAGATTGTGTTAATCTATTTACTACTTGAACTGCTCCTGCAATTCCACCTCTATTTAAACCTGCTGGTGCGAACCATTCAGCACCCAATCTATCGTTTTGTGCATAAGTACCAACCATTAATACTGATGGTGGAACTGTCACTAATTTGTTTGTATTAACATCAATTGTTTTAATCCATGGGTAGTATGTACCTGCATAGTTAGTATCTTCTCCTAATGCTTGCTCAACTACTTCTGAGATAGTTGCATCTGCACCAGCAAAGTCTGCAATGTAGAATACATCTTCTCTCGCCTCACATACATCGATTGCCTTAGTTGTTACATAAGGATGATATTGTCTAACGATACCAGGAGTAATCAATAAATTCACATCAAACTCATCTGGGTTAGAGATTGCATTTAATGCTTTAGCATATGCTACTGAACCTTCAGATGTAGAAGTAGAACAATTGAATCCTTGAGTGTTAGTACCATTGATATCAGCACCTTTGTTTATTGTTTTTGTTACATCTTGTCCCTTAAATCCACCTTGCAATGCAACTACGAAGTTTCTCATTGCCAATTGGTTTGAATCAGTTGTTTCAGATGAACTTAAATTTAAGTTGAATTCGTTTGTTACTGATGTTGAACCACTTACATCCAATGCAAATGTTTTATTAGAACCAGTTGTTGAACCAACAGCGATTGGTTTTAAGTAATTAGCATTGTTAGTTGAATCAAAGTTAAATCCACTAGAATAAACTGATGAACTAAATGATGCAGTTGTATAACTAACCGCAGGGAATTTAGTATCGTTTGCTCCTAATTTAAATGGTACTTCATATGCAGCATGTCCAAATGGAATAGCAGTTAAAGGATAAGTTCCTTCTTCAGCCATTTCTATTCTAACATACTTACTTCTATTAGCATAATCACCATTTTCAGTTATCTTACCATTAGCATCAATTGAGATATTTCTATCACCAATTCTTCTAGCTATATAGTTAGGAGATGATGGATCCAATGTTAAGTTGTTGTATTGTTCTAATACTGTCTTTCTCTTATCACTATCAGCATAATCTCTGATAATCAATGTGAATGTACCATAGTTAGTACCATCAGATGATTTAACACTAGAGATTTGAATTTTAAATCTTGTGTTTTCAGTTTCACCATCGGCTAATGTATGAACTTTAAATAAGTTATATCTCGTACCGCTATAAGTTTGAGATAAAACCCACGGAGTGTATGCATTACTATATGCTGGTGATGTTGTTGTTCCAGTATAATCTTGTGGGTCTAAACTTGCAGTTGTAATAGTAATATTACCAACATTTGAACCACTAATTATTGCACCTGCTTCATTTAAATTAAAGAATGAAGTTGCATATACTTTCTTACCAAAGTTAGGTGTAGTACCAAATATATCATCAATAGTGTTAGTATCAGTTGTTAAAATACTTGATGAGTAAGCACTACCAGTTATACTGAATGAGAAACTACCACTACCACCATCGGTGAAGTTAGTAAATGAAGCACTAAAGTTTGATGATGATGGTGCTAATACCGCTACGATACTTGATGTAGCATTTGCAGTTGCAATCACTGCTACTGAACCCGTTTGAGCAAATCCACTTACACCAGCAACTCTAACAACTGTTACAGCTCCTGCATCTCTAAGATAATTTTGTACCGCATAACCTGTGTAATAATCTTTTGGTGTTCCAAAGATAGCTTCGTATTCAGCCTGTGTTTGGATTAAGGTAGGTAGGAAAGCAGGCCCTTTTTCCGTTGGCCCAACTACCGCCGCACCTATTTGTGATATACCTTGTGGTAAGAAAGAAAGGTCGTTTTCTCTCGTAAATACACCAGGTGATACAATTTTTTCTGCCATATTAATTCTAATTTAATTTTATGAGTTTAATCTCTATATAAATATAAAAATCAACTACGAAAAGTTATTATTCCGCAGTTGGTTTAAATTCTCCAGTATCCAAATCTACCGTCCCAACACCATAGGTATTCTTCAATTCATCAAATAAATTTGTTTCTGATTGTTTTAATACCTCTAATTGTTGGTAATTAACGATGTTTTCACCTTCCAATTCTTTGATTTTAACCTGAACCAATCCGATATTTGCATAAACACTAGCAAATTCTTGTCGTAGTTGGTTGATTTTTTGTAACTCTTCTTCCGATAACTTTTTGATTTCCATTTTTTAAATGATTTTATAGTAAAATATATATCTATAAATATTAGTTTTTTTCTCCAAACCTATATTTACACCATACTTTTTATACTATATTATCATTAAATATTATGTTATCCAGTCGCAGTAGAACCGAAGGAAGTTTGCAATCCACCAAAGTTTAGTTTAGCTCTAGCATAGATAGTAGATCCCGTTTTGAAATCTAATGTATTTGAACTAAATGTAGCCTCAGTAGTTAATATAGTAGCAAATCCTGAATCGGATGCGATTTCTATGTAATATGAATAATTTGCAGTAATAGCAGTTGAACCCGGAGAAACTACCGCTGAGTTAGTACTCAATGTTAATCTCTTATAAGCATCTCCTCCAATTGTTTGTGCAGATATTGAGATAGTTGGAGCAGCTGATATAGAGTACCCAGCAAATGAGTTAGCACCCTTATTATGGGTCACAAATCCATTTACTATGTAAGTATCCACTTCTTCAACATCTATCGATACAACCTCTAATGTAGATGATTGAACCTCATTTGTTAATACAGGTACTTCTTCAATTGTACCATCACTATAAACTTTTATAAATTTATCGTTAGGTTGAACTAATCCCAATGGTTTGAATTTATAAATTTCTTCATTTGAATCCCAAACCATCATTGGATGTTCTCCATTACCTCTAACCGAACCGCTATTAGTAGTTACGATATTCCATCTATCAACGAAAGTATATGCAATATCCTTTACAACCGAATCCACCAATATTCCACCAGGAGTATGATATTCCCAATCATAAAAATTAAAGTCGGTTAAAGTATCAGCATGCGGTGGATAATATGAACGAAGAATATCTCCTTCTACTAAATCACCTGCTGCTTTTGTTGTACCATCCGCCAATAATACTTCTTCATCCAAATGCAAACATAAACCACTTGCACCCGCATAATCATCTACATTATAAACTGTCTTAGTTTTAGCAGAGTTATAACCAGTTGCATGGTCGTTATAAGTATCTCTATATGTTACGGATAGTGTTCTAGCAGTTGGAGCAGCTAATGTAGCACCATTACCAATTCCATCTGCTGTAATTGAAGGATTATAAGGAGGATTCGCTTGAATAGAAAATTCCGAACCTACTGATAAACTCCAAGTAAAATTATTAGTAACTGAAGCTACTCTTGATAAAAATCTACTACCAGCATCAGTAAATCCTAATGTAAAAGTTTCAGCAGTAGATTCTTTAACATATGTATATCCACTAATAGAATCAACTGAACCAATAGAAAAATCTGACATTC